GGAACTACATGAAGAGTTACCTGAAGAATTAGATAAGGGTAACTTGGACATTGAGAAGCTGAGAGAGTGTGACTTCTTCTTTGCATAAAGTACCCATATAAGATAATAAACCATAATCAAGGAGATAAAATGGCACAACAACAAAATGAAAAAGTAGTAACACCTATTGGCGTTAGTCAGTATGCGTGGTTGACACAGCCTGATACTCGTTTTGATGAGAATGGACATTATAAAACTAATCTCATCTTAAAAACTGAGGACGCTGGAGAGTTAATGCAACGCATTGATAAAGCTTTGGAAACTTCTAAGGACATAGCTCAAGAAAAAGCTAAGGGTAAGAAGATTAAACAAGCTGACGCACCTTACTTTGAAGAAGTAGATGAAGCTGGTAATCCAACTGGTAACACTATCTTTAAATTCAAATGCAAAGCACAGATAGTATCTAAGGACGGCACAATCATACCTAACAAGGTTGCATTGTTTGACGCTAAGGGTACGCCAATGCCTAAAGATGTGAACGTATGGTCAGGCAGTGAGATGAAAGTCTCAGCTGAATTGATACCGTACTACACAGCTATGGTTGGTGCTGGTGTTTCTATGAGATTGAGAGCAGTACAAATAATCAAACTAGTAGAAGGCGGCGGCGGTAATGCTAAAGGCTTTGGGTTTGATGAAACAGATGGCTACGAACATCAGGAGACACAAGTTAAAGATGACATGGAGAGCACGACTGAAACGGAAACCTCTGACTTCTAAAAAAGTCGGACTTGTTTACGGCTTCAGGTCAGGACTTGAAGAACGTATTGCTGGGGAACTTAGAAGTGAGAGTGTTAGTTACGAGTTTGAAGAAACTAAATTAAAATATACTAAACCTGAGAAGCTACATACTTACACACCTGACTTCTATCTTCCTGAGCAAGACATATTCATTGAGACTAAGGGATTGTTTACGACAGCAGATAGACAAAAAATGAAACTAATTAAGGAACAGTATCCTAAACTGGATATTAGATTCTTATTCAGCAATGCTAAAGCCAAGATAAATAAACGGAGTAAGACCACGTATGGTATGTGGTGTGAAAAGTATGGCTTCAAGTATGCTACTAAACATATTCCAAAGGAATGGCTATGCGAAATCAAAGGAAAGAAACCAAGTACATAGTAGTCTGTTGTTCTCATACTGCACCTAATACAGACTGGGGCAGCAGAGAGATGGACATAGAAGGACGCAAGGAAGGGTTACTCGAAGGTGGCTTTCATAAAATAATAAGAAGAGATGGCACAGTAGAAGACGGTAGAGATATTGATTCAGCTGGTGGCTTCTTACATTACAATATGAACAGAGCCAAACACCAACCAACCAATAAAAATTCTATAGGAATTGTGTTAGTGGGTGGTAATAAAGAGGACGGCACATCCGACTGTAACTACACTCTTGAACAATTTAAAGCATTGAAGTGGACAGTAGATGATTTAAAGATGGAATACCCTGACGTTATAGAAGTCATGGGACACAGAGACATTTTTCATACAAGTGAACCTAACTTTAATGTACAAGAATTATTAAAATAAAATGGAGAAAAAATTTATGGACGCAAATGAAAAAAGAAAATCGAAATACACACAAGTAGTAGTAACACATGAAGTAAAGAGTATGCTAGAAGCTATCACTAAAGAAACATTTAGAAGTGGGTCAGGTGAGGTGGCGTTCTTAGTACACCAAGCTTACAAAAAACTACAAGATAGAAAGCCGTACGATTAAGTACCCCTATAAGAATGGAACAAAATGAAAGCACATTTCTACACCATGCACCATGTTCGTCGTGTGGGTCTAAGGATAACTTAGCAATATACAGTGATGGACACAGTTATTGTTTTGGTTGTGGATATCATACAAATGGAGAGTCAATGACAACACCTACCACCACAAAAGACACTGCTGACTTTGTCAGTGGGACTGTCACCGCTCTTGCCAAACGCAAACTAGATGTCGATACGTTACAGAAGTTTGATTATCAAATAGGCACAGCTCATAAGAGACCAGTGCAGATAGCTAACTACTATAACAAAGACCATGAACTAGTAGCTCAGAAGTTACGCTACCCTGATAAAAGTTTTCAGTGGATTGGTGAATCTAAAGACGCTCAGTTATTTGGTCAACACCTATGGCGTGATAAGGGAAGAATGGTTATCGTTACTGAAGGTGAGATTGACGCTCTCTCTGTCTCGAAAGTAAATCAAAATAAATATCCTGTAGTATCAGTAAAGACTGGAGCTAAGGGGGCTAAGCGTGACTTACTTAAAGAGTTAGAATGGCTTGAGGGTTTCGACTCTGTCGTTCTAATGTTTGATAATGATACAGCTGGTAAAGAGGCTGCCACTGAATGTGCAAAAATCTTCTCACCAAACAAGGCAAAGATATGTTCATTGCCTTTGAAGGACGCAAACGAAATGCTGTGTGCTGGTAAAGGACAACAGTTAATTGATTGTGTTTGGTCAGCTAAGGCTTACCAGCCTGATGGCATTGTAGCTGGTGCTGACCTTTGGGATGATATACAAAAAGAAGATAGCTATGTTACAGTCCAATATCCATTTGAATGTCTTAACACTAAGACACATGGACTACGCAAGGGAGAACTAGTTACTGTCACTGCTGGTAGTGGTGTAGGTAAGTCTAGTTTCTGTAGACATGTAGCCTTACATTTACTGAAAAATAATTTCAGCGTTGGTTACATAGCACTAGAGGAATCTATCAAGCGTAGTGCATTGGGTATCATGGGAATAGAAATGGGTAAGCCATTACACTTAGACCGCAAAGGTGTCGACGATAAGAAACTTAAAGAAGTATTCGACAGCACTGTGGGTAGTGGTAAGTTTTATTTGTACAATCACTTTGGCTCGACAGCCAGTGACAATTTAATATCTAAGATAAGATACTTAGCTAAAGGTTGCGGCGTTGACTTCGTAATACTTGACCACTTACACATGGCACTGTCAGCTGTTGGTGATGAGACTACAAGTGACGAACGTAAACTTATAGATTATACAGTATCAAAGCTTAGGACTCTAGTAGAAGAGACAGGCATTGGATTAATACTGGTGTCCCACCTTAAGAGACCTGAAGGAAACAAAGGTTATGAGGATGGGGTTGCAGTATCTATGAATAGTTTACGTGGAAGTGCGTCAATCGGTCAGTTATCTGATATGATAATAAGTATGTCTAGAGACTTACAGTCAGACAAGAACTTGGCTCAGGTTAACGTGTTGAAAAATAGGTTTAGTGGAGAGACAGGCAAAGCTTGTACACTCTACTATGATTTAGAAACAGGATGTTTACGGGAGACAGATGGAGATGTACAGGACGACTTCTAACGTGGAATATAAAACAGTACAATGGACACAGGTAATAATGAAAGCTTTAGCTGAGACTGAAGAGACTAATCATATTATCCAAATTCCAGTAGGCACTGATACCGCAGAACAATTATTAAACAATGCACTAGATATGTTAGTAGAAGAAGGTGACACAAGAGCGTTGCAAGTAGAGGTGGTGAAACATCCAGTGCACTAATGGAAAAGAAAAGATACTTACCCAAACTAGACCTTATCAAGCATGACTTCGTTATGGTCTATTGGGTTGATATAGAATCTGATAGTAACTGGCGTGACATTGATGACCTCATTACTGATGAGCTACCTATATGTATTTCTAGTGGGTGGTTAATTAAAAAAGATAACAAGGTGACTAGACTCGCTAGTGACTTCAACATAGATAGTGATGGTAAGATAAAAGATATCGGGAACACCACTATCATTCCGACTTGTGTAATACAAAAAATAATTAAAATAAAATTATGAAGAAAAATGACAAGGGGCACTGGGCTGAGCTGTTCGGCAAGGCATGGTTAATCGAGCAAGGTTACTGGGTATTCACTAACGTTGCACCGCAAGGTGTAATTGATTGTGTTGCCATTAATCAGAAGACACATGAGTGTATCTACATTGATTTCAAATGTGCGTCTTACAATCCAAAGGGATGGATTACTTCACGTATTACTAATGCACTGGGTAATAAGCTTGGGGTAAAAATAGTTTACGTCTGTCCTAAAACTAAAAAGGTTTGGTTCAAGCGTGACCTAAAAGAATATAGAAAACAGTTAAGCAAAGGAGAACATTTTAAATGAAGAGGAGATACGTGTTTGACATTGAGTCTGATGGACTCATGGATGAAGCAACTAAGATACATTGTATTATCTTGTACGATATAGACAAAGATGAAATAATACATGTTGATAACTGGGACGCTATAAAGTTAATGAGTCGTGCTAAGTTATTAATTGGACACAACATAGTTAAGTTTGATTTACCTATGTTAAAAAAGTTTTATGACTTTGAACCTAAAGGAGAAATCTTTGACACTATTATCGCTACACGTTTATTATTCCCTGACATTAGAGACGCAGACTTTAAGCGTGGTAATGACTTTCCCACTAAGCTTATAGGTAGACACAGTCTTGAGTCATGGGGGCACCGCATTGGTGAGTATAAAGCACACATAGAAACAGACTGGAAAACATTTACCCCTGAAATGTTAGAGTACTGTAAGCAAGACGTACATGTTAACGTTGGTTTGTATCGAGCAATAGAAAAGAAAGGTTACTCTAAACAAGCTATGGAACTAGAGCATGACGTAGCTAAACTTATATTCAAACAAGAACAATATGGCTTTATGTTTGATGAAGACAAAGCCAAAGAACTCTATGGTAAACTAGAAGCTAGACGCTTAGAGATAGAAGAGGAACTACAAGAACTGTTCCCACCTATAATTAAAGAGACAACATTCATACCTAAAGTTAACAACAAGACTAGAGGGTATGTTAAGGGTCAACCATTTATTAAGAAGCATGAAGAAACATTTAATCCATCCAGTAGACAACACGTATCACAAAGACTGATAGATAAGTATGACTGGAAACCTGATGAGTATACAACTGATGGTAAGCCTAAGGTTGATGACTCAGTACTAAACAGTTTAGATTATCCTGAGGCAAAACTCCTCGCTGAACATTTCCTTTTAGATAAAAGGATTGGACAGTTAGCCACAGGTAATCAGGCATGGTTGAAGCTTGTTAAAGCTGGCAGACTTCACGGCACTTGCAACACCAACTCGACAGTGACTGCAAGAGCCAGCCATGCCTACCCTAATTTAGCACAAGTACCCAGTGCTCACGCACCTTACGGTAAAGAGTGTAGAGAATTATTTACTACACCATTCAACCGTAAGCTAGTGGGTATAGATGTATCAGCATTGGAAGTCAGAATGTTAGCACACTACATGGCTAAGTTTGACAACGGTGCATACACTAAGGTGGTACTTGATGGTGACATACATACAGAGACACAGAAGCTAGCTGGTCTAGATTCAAGAGACTTAGCTAAACGTTTCTATTATTGTTTCTTGTATGGTGGCGGCGTGAACAAGATAGCTGATGTTACTGGTAAGACAGTAAAGGAAGCAAAACAAGTCAAGCAAAGATTCTTAAACAACTTACCAGCCTTGAGTAAACTTATAGAAGCTGTACAAAAAGCAGCAGCCAAAGGTTACATCAAAGGACTAGATGGTAGGAACGTTAAGGTACGCTCAGCACATTCAGCATTGAATACATTACTACAATCAGGTGGTGCATTGGTATGCAAACGCTGGCTGGTTGAGTTTAATAAAAGAGTACAAGGTTACATGAATGTTAACCAAGTAGTGTGGGTACATGATGAGATACAAGTAGAGTGTGGCTCAGACTGGGCTGACATTATTGGTGAGAAAGCTGTTGAAGCTATCGAAGCAACAGGCAAGTACTTTGATTTAAGAATACCACTGACTGGTGAATATAAAGTCGGTAATAACTGGAGCGAAACACATTGACAGATAGACAACCACAAGTACCTAAGGGTACTAAGAGAGAGATACTTATTGATGGTGACATTCTTATTTATCAGACCGCTCTTCAAAATGAAGAAGCAGTTAACTGGGGTGATGGACTATGGACATTACATTCATATGAAGACAAGTGCTGTGGTCTAGTAGATGAAGCTATCAAGAAACTTAAAGAAGACTTACAAGCAGACAGAGTTAAGATATGTTTAACATCCCCTATTAATTTTAGAAAGGATGTA